GAGACGAGTCTTCGGCAAGCGTTACGACATACGGAAGCTTAATTCCCGTCGGTTCGCCGTCTTCGCCAATCTCTTCAAAGCCCGGCAGGTCCAAATCGACCAGCATTTCGAGCAAAAACACCTCGCCAGCCTGGTCCGTCGGCTGCACACCCGTCACTTTGTCGATTGCCGCCTGGATTTTGCTCGGGTCCGCGGGCGTCGGCTCAAGATCAACCGCAATATCGAGATATTCGCCGATCAAAACGCGCTTGCGGAACTCGTTTGAGTCCATCGCAATGCGGTGCGTCAGCCGCGAACACTGCGAAACAACGCTCGAACCGTTGTACGGGATGTACACATCGTCCGCCAGACACAGGCGGGAGACCATCCGACCGAGCTGAAAGTCGTAATAGACCTTCTTGAAGGTCGATCCGCCGTATCCGGTGTAGTACAGGAGCTGGTCGAACTCCGGGGTGTACTCCTCCATCACCGTCGTGAGCTGATAGTTCATGAAGTCCTGCACGCGCGCGGCCTGCTGGAACTTGTCGACGGTCTCTTTTCCCAATACCTGCGTGCGAACCGGGCCGCCCGCGGGCATCAACTCCTTGAACGCCTGCGACTGGAACTGGATGATCGCCTCTTGCAGCATCGGATGCGTCGCGCCAGAGGCGCCACGGAAGGGCTTGGTGCGCTCTTCCATGCGTAGGCCCAGCAATTCCAGGCCCTTGGCGTACATCTGCTCCCAATCCGACCGCGATCCCTTGTCCGCCTCGAACATCGCCGAGACATCGATGGCAATCCGACCGAGGTCATCCGGGTCTACAACCTCCGCAAGGTTCGCGTAGAAGTCAACTTCCTTCGCGGCCTCCGGGCCAATCTCCACAACCGCCCCGCCATCCGGCTCCAGAACGATCTCGATCTCCGGCGCCTCCTCTGGCGCACCCTCGGCAATGACCAAGATGCCTGCGTCAGGGGCTTGGTTGATCGCTTTATCAATTGGCATGTTGATATCCTAGTGGATCAGAGTTGTTAAAACAACTCAGGTTAGTCCTGATCGCGGAACAGCCGACGAACAAATTCTACGAGCTGTTGGTTGTTCATGCCGCGCGCAAAGTTTTCGGCGTCTGGGGCAGGCTCTTGTCGACGGGGCAGAGGTCTTCCATCCGGCCCCATGATATTGATCGGAGGTTGCGGGGGCTGTGGTAATTGGCCAATGCCCTGTTGCTCAAGTGGACGCTGCTCAGGCAACGGTTGCCGCACTGGTAGAGGCTGTGGGGGAAGTCGGGTCGGCCCTTGGGTACGCGAGGTTTGGCGAAGTTCGTTCTTAAAATCCCGTGCAAGAGGCGGCAGATACGTGTCGCTTTCTAAGACTCGCACAACGCCGAGTTTCTTGAATAAATCTACTAGTGCCGAATCATACCCCGACGGCTGGACGTTTCCTGTTGCGCGCCCCGCGCCCTTGACCTGCGTGACAACAGGACCACCATAGTCGGGATAATCTGAACTATTGTCTTTAACTTCCACAGTCGTAATCGGGCGACCACGTTTGTCTCGCAGGGTATACGCCTGCGACTTGCCTTCTAAAAATTCTTTGTGCAGCTCGGGCCCGTAGCCCCCGCCCTTGGCATATCCGCCAACAGAGTGCCCGATATACGCGCCTTCGATCGCCGTTGCTTCTGGGTTAGTAATTCTGCGCCAAGTAAGCCCAGCAAAAGGCGAGTCTTCGGCATAAGAAATCAAAGGCGCGCTAACCCCCTCCAAAAACACCTTGGGGTCAACGGGCTGATTTTTCCTGATTCGTTCGGCCAACGCCTCACGGGTCCGTATCGACGCTGCGGCTTTTACGGAACCCCTGATAGCGTCTTCATAACGAAGATTCTTGATTTCTCTCGTAGGCAGAGTGTTGAGGTAATCAACTAGGGTTTCTTCGCTCAAGATCTCTCTGAGCGGTCCTATTGGGGCTGGATCATAAACGGGCTGTTGTTTTTGGATAGTCGTCGCAAGTTCTTTTGGAAATATAGTTTTATCGGATAGCGCCAATGCGGCGACATTCCCCGACTCACTTGAATAGTCGCCCATTCGCATGACATTGCGGCCGGGAAACTCAGGGTTGATATACTTAGGATCCTTGTAACCGACCAAGGCCAACCTGGGGTTGATCTCTGTTGGGCGAATCCCCTCGTCTATCAAACGCTGCGTGGTTATGTCGCGAAAATCTTCCAGCCGTTGCTTTTCAATGTCCAACGGTAGGCTTTCATAGTCGGGTCGACCTATGGTTTTGGACGTGAAGATGTTTCCGCCCATTCCCGTCATCTCGTCATAGATACGATTAACGTCCTCAAGCGCGGCAAGCGCTCGCTTGCTTGGATAGAACGTAGACTCCCCCGTCTCTGGATTGACGCGAGTTTTACCCTCAGCGACATCGGCAGGCATGTACTCTCGTATGCCGCCCGGAGCTCTCAACTTCTCAGTCGATATTCGGCCTTCCTTAATGGCCTTGAAGATAGGATCGTCTTTGGTGGCGTACTGGTTCTTGTAGTAGTTCCGTACCTTGGTATCCAAAAAGTTTTCAATAGCCTGACGGTGCTCCGGCGCTAAGGTCGGATCTATCCGCCTCTTGCCACGCTCAATCGCCTCAACAAGATACCCCCTCGGAGCTCTTGTGGTCTTGTAGCGTCTTTCGGCAGAAGACGTTGTTAGGGTAACTTCTGGCGCATCCGGGTAATCCAATACCACGCCCTCGCCTCTCGGCCGAACAACCTGCGAAGTGGCCGGCGCTGTGCCCTTGATCAGCCGCGTCGGATCCATCGCCGACTCCACGCCAAAACGACGCACGGCGGCAGCGGTGGATTCCGGGGTGGCTTCCTCTACCGCTCGCTTCGCGGTCTGCGGTAAATCACGTAGCGCTGTTGCCGCCGAGCCTATCGCCTCACGAGTCTTTGACGGAAGCGACGTTACAAACGCCGCTTGCTCTTCCGGCGATTGCTTGTAGAGGAACGTGTTGTAGGCACTCAACATGTCAAGGTACGAGCGTCCGACGTTCTCAACGTCTTCCGCGGCTTTCTTAGGGTTGAACAACTCTGAGATAAACCGCGAACCAACAGAGGTCATCTTCCCCGGCCCAACCTTTCCTTCCCCGCGCGGAGGACTGCCTTCGGCACGGCGCACAACGCCTACCTTCTTCACGCCGCTTAGATACTGTTTTGCTTTGCGTGTCATGGCCTACTTCTTCTTTTTTGGAGGCAGTCGAATTTCCACCGGACGATTCACGCCCGCCTTGTTCGCCTGCTTGATGAGCCAGTTGTCCTTCTCGCCAACATCCCCCGTGAAGTCATACGTGTCGTTGATCACGTACGATCCATCAGGCATCTCCTTGAACGAAAACGTCCCTAACGTATTACGCAGGTTCGCCGTCGAGTACAACGTCTTGTCCGTGTCAGGGCCGGGCAGCCCACCGAGACGCTCGTACTTGTTCTTGTATGCGTCATGATGCGCGTACGTCACCACACCCGGCAACGCCTTGCCCGTCTTCTTGCTTGATACAGGCTGGCTCTTGGCAAGCTCAATCAACCGACGAAGCTTCGCTAACTCCGCACCAGACAGGTTCTCTTCCGTAATCGGTTCTCTGGTCTTACCGCCAAGCATGGAGGCAAGGTACGTACGTAGATGGAGCGGGATCATCCGCTCGTCTGTTTCGTCGACCTCCCCGCCCTCAGCAAAGCGACGCGTCATCAGATCCCCGAGCCGCGATAACTGCTTCTTGGTCAGCCGGCCCTCGCCAAACGTATCACGCATCAAATCCTTCGCCGACATCGCATCACGCGAACGTACGGACTCCGACATCTTCAAAAGCTCCGCGAGCGTGTCAGGCGCGCGCTTGGGCCCTTGGGCCGTGGTCAACGACTCAAGCTCCATGGCCATACCGCGTGCTGTCCCCCTGTCCGTCTCTTGACGGATCGGTTGCCGCGTCGCGCGGCGCACGGTCTGCGAGATCGGCGTCGAACTATACTCGGTCGTCGTCTCGCCAGGCATGTCAGACAGGTTCTCAAGCATGGCCCGCGCGGAATCAATGTTCTTCATCGACTCGGCATAGGCTTCCTTGTTCTCACCCTTCAAAAGCGCGAGCAACTCCTTATCCGAAGCCGGACCGCCCTTCGCGCGACCAGGCGGACGCACCGCCGCGGGCGAGAGAATCACATTGCCAAAACGATCCGTGTAGTACCCCGCGTTCTGCGCCCCACCCAACATCCCCGGCCCGAGGTTCGGGTTCTGCGCAAGCGCCTGCTGCGGCAGATTGCTCGTCTGCAAACTCGGCAGATTAATGTTCGCCGGTACGGTTCCCGGAGTCAGGCTACCAGGCGTTGGCGTAAAGTACGGGGTTGACGTACCACGGCCCGGGGCCGTGGGCAATGGATTAGCAACGTACCCCGGCTTTGGCAGCGTCGTGACAGGGATTGGACCCGGCGTGTAGCCGCCATCGCCCGGAGGACTCGTGGTCGGAGGGCCCGCGGTCGGGGGGCTGATCGGAATCGTCGTCGGTGGAGGACGCGAAGGCAGCCCGCGGCCCGTCTGCGGGGGAGGCGTCTTGTCGCCACCAGGAGTTCCTCGCCCCGGGGAAGGCTTTTTACTGCCCGGAGGTCTTCCAATCCGACCGATCAACCGACCAAGATCGCTGTTCGGGTCAATCGCGTTCCAGTTGAAATTAAACTGCCCACGTGAGGGCTTGCCCGTATCAGGCTTCTCGTCCCGATCGTCGATGCCGTTACGATTGCGATCTCGGAATTCCATGGTCCGGGGATTGCGAAACTCCTCGTCCCGATCGTCAATACCGTTTAAGTTTTGATCGATAAAGTCCGCCGTACGGATCGGCTTCTCTTTCTCCGGGGGCGGAGGAGAAGACGGCGGGAACGTAATGCCGCCACCGCCCGGGGGCAGAGTAGTGGTAGGCGGAGGATTCACCGGCAACTTGCTGTCAATCAACCCCGGCGGAGCAGTCACGGTGCCGGTTCCCGGACCGGGCTTGCCTGTGTCGCCACCGCCAGGAGGCTTGTTCTTCTTGTCCTCCTCGGCCTTGCGACGCGCCTCTTCTTCCGCAGCACGCCGGGCTTCTTCGGCCCTACGTCTTGCCTCTTCCTCTGCTGCGCGGCGCGCGTTCTCTTCCGCTAGTCGACGGGCTTCCTCAGCCGCTCGAGCAGCAGCCGCGTCTTGCTCCGCACGTCGTCGAGCTTCCTCTTCAGCAGCCCTACGAGCCTGCTCTTCAGCGGCTCTACGGGCGGCTTCTGCTTCTGCTGCACGTCTGGCGTCTTCTTCGGCCTTACGACGAGCTTCCTCTTCCGCGGCTCTACGGGCGGCTTCTGCTTCTGCTGCACGACGGGCTTCCTCCTCTGCTGCTCGGCGAGCAGCTTCTTCTTGCGCACGACGATCGGCTTCATCGTCATACGGGTTAAAACCACCGGGACGGCCTCCCGTCTTGCCCATGCCAGGGCGATCACCAATGCCGGAGTCAATCGGTCGAACGTAAAGGTCTTCCCTCTCCCGCGCTTCCTTTCGTAGACGAGCACGCTCTGCGGCATCCGCCATCTGCGGAGTGTTCTGCCCGGCGTTCGCAGCCATTGCAGCGTTAAACGACGCTGCCGCCGCATTGAGATTCGTCGGTACGGAAGCAGGGGGCTGCGCGGCCTGCGGCTGTGCGGGCGGATTAGTGAACTGCTGAAGATCCGCCGCAGCAGATCCCGGCTGCGGACGAATCGGCTCGGACTCCGGCTCTACCTGAGCCTGTTCCGTGGGCCGTGCAGGAGGAGCCACGCTGAGTTGCTGTAAGTCCGCCGCAGCCGAACCACGAGCAGGCTCCCTTTCAGGTTCCGCCTGCGGGGCGATCGTGTCCGGTGCCATCGAGAACGGAGAAGCCGGCGCAACAGAAAAAGGCGAGGGGCCGATCGGGGCGGTCGGAGTAACAGGGGTGTTGCCGAACAGCCCTACCGGCTCGGCTTCTTCCGCACGTGCCTTTGCAAACCGAGAAGCCGCCTTGTATTCCCTCAACCCCGTCTTAGGGTTCTTGGTCCCCGCGCCGCCGAGCTTCTTCAGTAGATCCCGAGCACTGGCGCTGAGAAACGCCAACTCCGTGTCGCCGCCACGGCCCGCGGACGCAACCTTCTTGATAAACGATGCAATGTCTTTGTCCGCTAACTTCTTGGCTTTGGCCATGGCTCAAGGTCCCCAGAGGAGTGGCCTTGACATTCTAGGCCTCAGTAGTATTCGGGAGCAAGCGTGCGTCCAGACGGCTCCGGCTTCTCGTCGGTGTTCAACGTCACGAAGTTCCCTTGACGGAACCGCATCAGCGCCTGGGTCGTCGAGTCCACCATGTCGTCATTGTCGCCGTTCGGGAACGCGGCGCACTCCTCGACCAGCTCTTCCGCCCAATCGGTGTCCGGGGCCCAGACCATCCCCGACTCCAAGATCGGCGCGACCGCGTTCGCGCGACTGATCTTGTCCGTCCCCGATCGTCTGCCGCCCGGTGTGTACATGGTGACAGGAATACCGACGCGCCGCAGTTCCTGCTGGAGCGTCACGCCCGTCGCCTTCGCTTCGATCAATACGTTATCAGGATTCCAACGTTTGTACTCGTCCTTCGCGATCCGTTTCAGTTCAGGAAAGTCCCACCGACCACGCGTGACATCGAGCAGCACAATGTTGGGCCCTGAGTCTTGGTCCGGGTAAAACACGCCCCAAGTCGTGATCACCGAGTAGTCGGCCGTTTCCTTTTTGCTGTAGGCAGTGTCATAGCTCTGGATGATGTAGTTCACGATCGGCGGGGCCTCATGAGGCCAGATGCGCCACCACTCACGCTTCAGGATCGCGCCCTCATCGTTCGTCGGCTGTTGCTGGTACATCGCGTTCCACTTCTGGACCGACAGCGATGCCTTGACGGCTTCTAACTCCTCAAGCTTCCAGAACTCCGGCCACAGCGGCTTACCACTCGGCAAGATCGCCGGGAACTCAATCACTTCCCATTTATCCGCCCCGCGGCTCGCCTGTGCCTTGAGCAAACGGGCGGTTAGATCCTTCGTGCCCCAACGCGTCATCACCATCACGATCGCACCGCCCGGTTGCAAACGGGTACGCGGACCGCCCTGGTACCAGTCCCACGCATTGTCCAAGGCCAGTTCCGACAGTGCGTCCTGCTCCGAGTGCGGGTCGTCGATGATCAAGATATCCGCACCACGGCCGGTCACGGCACCGCCGACACCGACGGCGAAGTAACTACCGCCTGCGTTCGTATCCCAGCGTCCGGCTGCTTTGCTGTCCTGCTTCAGCACGACGTCCGGGAACAGCTCCTTGTAGCGGTCAGAATCCATCAGGTCGCGGACTTTACGGCCAAATTTGACGGCTAGTTCTGCCGTGTGTGTCGCTTCAAGGGCTTGGAGATTCGGGTTGCGGCCCATGAGATACGCGGGAAGCAGATACGACGCGAACTCTGACTTCGTATGCCGGGGCGGCATGTTCACGATCAGCCGCTTCAGCGTCCCGTTGGCAATGCGATCGAATGCACTTGCCATGCGGCGGTGATGCTCACCAAGGATCGCGGCCGGCCACACGTACCGCACGAAATCGATGAAGTTCTTGCGCGCCTTGTCCTGCGTCTCGAGCAGCATTAGCCGGTATTCCAGCCGCAGACGCTCCTCCTCGATCTCCTTCGGAACGGCGCTCATGGGGTCCAATTGCTTTTCATATGCGCAAAATTTTTGCACGAGTTGACAAGTTGATCAACCCGGGCCTGTTTTTCTACCGGCGGGGGCCGGGGGTCATGTTCCACGTGGAACCAAAAGTGTTTCACAGCATATTGGCTGTGTGAAATCGGGCAAAAGCCCTTGCCTTTGTGAAGCGCCGCGTTTTTTGGGGCGGCAAGCTGCCGACGTTCGTCGGCGATCGTGAGCGAAGGCCCGCAAGCCACGGCCCACGGCCCGAGCTCGAAGGCCCGCAACCCGCGAACCACGGCCCGCGAACCACGCGCCACGGCCCACGGATCGGCGAGCTCGAGCGAGTACCTGGTCAAACTCGAGGCCAGGATCGGCGAGCTCGAGCGAGTACCTGGTCAACGCAACACGGCCCACGGGCCGCGCTCGAAGGCCGACGCGCAGCAGCTCACGCGCCACGGGCCGGGAGTGAATACCGCGAGCACCGCCGCACGAACCACGGCCCACGGGCCGAGGCCAAGTACGACCGGGCCCAGAGATCGAGGCCGACAACGGGAGGCCGACGCGCCCGAGCTCGTCATCGAGCACCGAGAACCGAGACCGGAGAATGAATACCCGACGCACAGAGAAGGCCGCAGAGACGCGACCGCGCCGGGAGCATGACGCACCCCTAGAAACGAAAACGGCCCCGAATGGGGCCGTCTCCGCGCTCGACATCGAGCTCGACTACTGAAACGCCGAAGCCTCCGCGTCGAAGTATTCGCCGATGCACTCAACCACCCAATCGGGATTTTTGTAGACGCGCTCACCTGTCGCGCCCGTGGGGTCATCCTCGATGGCAGAGAGTAACCGCGAGGCCTTCGATGGCGCGTCCTGCACCCATTGAGCGAGCGTCCCGCGCTCGTAAGAGTTACGGGCCGCCCGAGTGATTTTCAAAAGAGAATCACCGCCCGAGCGCGAGGCCTTCGAGCTCGACCGCGAGCTCGTCAGCGAGTACGCATCGAGCTCGTCATCGTCGAGGCCGTAGCCGTAAGCACTCGACCAGATCGGCGAGCTCGAATACGAACGCGCAGGGGCCGAGGCCACGCCGAAACGATGGGCCGACCATGCGTAGGTATTCGACAACCACGCCCCGGCATAGGTAACACCCGACTTCCGGTTGATGATTGCGACCGTACCGTCCGCGCTCATCATGCCGAACTTGTTACCGCTTCCGATGAGATCACCGACGAACGAGAGCCACTCGTTATCAAGTAGCAACGACTCACGCGCCTCGATGACCGGGCCGATGACGTTACGGATGAAATGCCAAGTATCCGAGCGCGACTTGTCCCAATCGTTACCCGTCGAAAGGATGCCGTTGTGCGCGAGATAAACCCGATCCGTCACCCGGTAGGGGTGACAGTTGTCGAAATTGATATCGCCGTGAGTCATCATCCGAGCGTGCCACACGCACTCGCGGCCCTCCGCATGGGCCCGATAGAAATCGACAAATTCGCTAGACGTTTTCGGCAGCACCTTGTGAACGTGCAGCTTGCCGCCCTCCGAGAACATGACCCCGAGACCGTCGCGATTCGCCGAGTAGACATCGACCAAAAACTCGTCAGAGAAACGAGTCGAGGCCGGCTGATGAACTAGTAAGCACATGATGAAAACCTCCGAGGCCGTTAGGCCGCTTCTGAGTGTTGAAATAGACCCGCCGTTCGCTCCGAGACATACCGCCGCATCGTCGCCGTCTCGTCAGACATCGAGGCCGCGCAGAACGCCAAGAACGCCCGAGCATTGAGGCCCGAGGCCGTCGTACTCTCGCGAGCGCAGAATTCGAGCAGCGCGTGACAGAACTCCATGGCCGCGACCACGGCCTCGTACTTGAGCGACCCGCGAAAGATACGAAACTCGATGGTGTTCGCATTGGTGAGGTTGACAGCCTCGTACCGATCCCCCGGCAAGTGGGCCGTCTCGACGACCTTTTCGACATACCGACAGAACCCCGTGTTGTAGCGTCGAGCGATTGCGGTAATGAACGCATCGTTTCCCGGATCGTTCACGAACGTGACCGCCCGAGCGATGGTGAGATTCGAGAGGCCCGTCCGCGATACATGAACATGCAGCCCGCATGTGCTCGTCCGATGCGAACGAATCCCCGCGACCAGTTCGGGCCGACGCAGAAACGAGAACACCTCGCGCAAGGCCGGGAGACTCATGGGCTGCGAGATCATCTCGAACCCGTCAGCGAGCGACCCATCGCGCTCGAAGAACATGCGATGACCGTATACGCCCCCGTTGACGGCCTCATGGATTCCCGCCGCGATCGTCGTGCGATCCCGCGCCCCTGTGCACTCGACTTCGAGCTCGACCCCTAGATGGCGATTTGCCGCGACCGTCCAATCGTCCGAAATGGGAACCTGCGAACGCTTCGAGGCGTGATAGTCGCGGATGATCGAGCGCGACGGGCTCTCATAGTCTTGATGAACGTATTCGTCCTCGTCCTCGTCATAGCTGAAATCCTCATCGTCGCAATGGATGACGCAAGGCCGACCCCGTTCGTTGAGAGCTCGCCGCGCATACTCATCGTGAATCCATGCGCCATATCGCTCCGAGTATTGATAGGAACGATCCCGGCAACGCTCACAGACGAGATCGTCTCCATAGGCCCGTTCGAGATCGTCATCGAAGAACATCTCGCCGCAACACTCACACGCGCTACGCGATCCGCGCTCGTTTATTTCCTCAAGCATGAACTCGCGGTCAAAATCGTTCGACGCATCCTCCGCAACGTCGAGCCATTCGCGCAGCGTATCCGTCGAAATGGTGCGATATAAACGGTCGCCCTGTTCCCAGAACGTCCGCACCATCTCGGGAGAATGAATCCCGCGACGAGTCGCCGCTTCCGCGACGAGCCCCGCGAACGCAGCGAGATTGTCATCAGTAGGAGCATCGCCCACGCGAGAGAATCCGCGCTCGACGCATCGAGAAAACGACGCCATCCATCGGGAGAAATCGCGAGACGTTCCGGCAGCATCGAGACGCTCGGCGATGAGCTCGGCGAACGGCCCGATACGAGCAGGATCAGAGACGCGAGAACGAAAAAAAACAGAATCAAACATGACCATGTTTTCGACCTCTTTCTAACTTTCTAGGCGACCCACAACGGGCCGCGCTCCGATCATAGCAAAAAAAGGCCGGGAGAGTGCAACCCCTCCCGGCCTCGATCAGATCACCACCAGAACGAACGGCTAGACCCCTTCGAGCATCTCCCCGGCGAGCTCTTCAAATTCGACGCGATCCGCCGTCCACGGGATCGAGCGAGCGTAGGCCGTCGCACCCGTGACGGCATCGAATACCGTCTCGATGGGGCGGCCTTCCTCGGCAACATGCACCGCCTTGATTCGATCCGCGACGCGAGGCCCGAAACGTGCCGCCAAAAATGCGTCCACCTTTTCGAGCTTTGCAGATTGCGCGGATCGCAGAACGTCCGACACCGACGATGCAGACGCATTCGCATACGCGAGCAAGGCCGGGGCCGCTTCCTCGATGAACCGATCCGGGGCCGAGGCCGTATGACGGATCGAAATCTCATCCAACTCGTGAGCCCCCCAAACGATCCGATTGGCACAGACGTAATCGAAAAGAAAGGTTTTTATTTTCAACGCACCCGCGCCCGTTTCGGAATTGGTGACGAAAAATCCGCGCGCGAGCTGCCCCGTCTGACCGTCTCGGCGATTGGGCAGTTCGATCCGATTCACCTCATCAGCGAGGAAAACGAACATATCGCGATCCCCTGCGAATAACGTCGTATTCCCACTCGTCACGGCATCGAGGGCCTTTCCAAAAATACCGGGAACGCGAAAATCACCCGACACGCCATCGCCGAAACGATCTTCGAGGGCTCGAACGACATCGACATTCCAAATGCGACCATATCGAGGCCCGGTCGCTGCCCGTAATTCGATCCCGTCCGATCCGCGAGTGAGCAGAACGCCCGTGTCGATTGCATCGCGCTCGACCTTGAGGCCGTAGTTCAAGCAGTCCGCAGCGAGTGGGGCCGGGAGTGTTCGCAAATAATGGGCCGGGGCTCCCGACAGATTCGCGAGCTGTCCGAAGGCCCAGTTAGTCGGGGCCGCGGTATGACCGCCGGGGCCCTCGATGAGAATGCCTCGATTGTCATCGGTCGGAACCGCGCCGAGCTGCCGCGAACTCACGACCGAGGCGCGAGAATTGGCGCGGAGTGTTTCGAGCTTTTCACGCATCGAGGGCAGACTTGTGAAACGCTCCTCGGGTGGGCGCGTGGCCCATTGTTTCGATGCTTGCATGAGATTTGTCACGATCCTTTCTCCTTTCTGATGGGCACGATGCCCGAAGTGAATCCTATCAACTCGTCAACCGTTGTCAACTCTTTCCATTGAAAATTTGATGAAGCACGATGAACCAAATCAGTTTTCCGATTGTGCTCAAGAACTCCTTTTTATCCTTCGATGGTTGGGGCTCAAGTGGGGGCGGCTTAAGCGTTGACGGTCGGCGACGTTGGCCTCGCCTAGCTGCTGCCATACGACCCCCTAACGGATCACAGGCAACGTATCGGCCCGTCCATCGGTAGTAAATAACGCCCCGGCATCGTTGCCTTCATCATCAGCCGAAGGCCAAACGAGCGTCCCGTTGTCCAGTTCAAAAACAACCGACCTACTGTACCAACCAAGGTTCTCGACTTCCTCGGGGTGCAAATAGCGGACGGCCTTTATCGTTCTGCCCACCAACACTTGAGCAGCTTTCTTTTCCCAATGGTTTACAACCTGGTCATCAATAGGGGCGTTCATGCTGCCTCCCTCTGGTTCAAAATGCTCAAGGCGACAAGCGTCAGCGTCTTACTGTCTGATCGTATGAACTCCTTGTCTTCTGTGGCGCGTAATAGACCGTCGATGAGTTCGGCTTCTTTCTCGTCATTTGCGGTCAGTACGCAGTCAAGGCGAGTCAGAAACTCCACTTCTCTACGCTCCCCGTGGATTGTTGCGTAGTCGGATTCCATCGCGCCGACGTAAAATTTCGTTTTCATCTTCTTTCTCACTTTCTACGCTGGAACATCCCAGCAACCCGAATCTATACCAACGGCTCACGCCTCTGCAAGTGTGAACATCAACATATTCCACGGAACCGCACCGTAGTGATAACTCGCAACAGGATCAGTATCCACGCCCGACTTCACTAATTCAAAAATCTGTGCGCCCGAATACAGTAATAGCTTTCCCTCTTTCGATGCGACCTTCCCAGGTGGGACGTACAACACCAAGACGAACGTCCGCACTCCGAGCTCCGCATGGCGCGCATGGAAAGCAATCTGATGCGGCGACAGATTGACCTTGCGGCCCTTCTTCACCACCTTGAGCTCAACCGGGACAAACTCACCCGTTTGCTTGAACGCGATGAAACAGTCTGGGATACCTAGCCCGACTCGCGACTCAATCCGGGTAATAAGGCAGTTTGGGAGGTTTTCCTTTAGCCTTTGATACAGGCTCGTCTCGGGCTTCGACGGCATCCTCTTCCTCCTCGGGGTCGTCGTGCTCTAACTGGATCGGCTCCTCAAGGCTCTCCTCTACCTGCTGCGGCGTTACGTCGATGATCGGGCTGCCGTTGCCGTAGAGCTTTTTGATCTCCTCGAGTTTGCGCATGACCTCCTCCTTGCTCATGGAGTCGATCGTGCCGTGCCGAATCTCCTTACGGTCGATGTAGATCGTGCCGAGGGCCTGCCCTCGACGGTACTCGGCCTGCACCGCCGCGCCATAGGCTCCCGCGGCCAAAGCCTGGTCACGAATGACCTGTAGGTCTCTCATGTGCCGTTCGTAGGTCGTGCCGTACTTCTCGGCCATCTCCGCTCGGGCTTTCTGGATCGCCGCGACAATGTGCGGGTTAATGTCGGGGTTGGTTAAGTCCTCGGCCTTGCGCTTGGCGTTCTTCTCGGGCCACCCCGCACGGACCACGGCCTCTTTAAGCGTAACGTGCCCGTCCCCCGCGACGAACTCGTTGACGAACTTCCATTCCTGCGTCGTCAGCTCACGGTTCTTGTGTGGCTTCACGGGCCGCGCCAACCTCTCCAACGTCGGGGTGCTGATTCCCCTGCCAACCTTCTTGCTGAATTCCTGGTCGGCCTTGGTCCGCATCTTCATGCGACTCTCCAGACCCGCCAACCGTCCTCAACCTTCCGACACGAGAACTTCGTCCCGTGGCGCTTGGAGTACATCCACGCGGCGCTGCGAGCGTTCTTCGCCGACTCAGCATCGGCCAACAGGAAACTGTCCCCCACGGCCATCACAGGGAAGGGGTACTTCTCCCGCTGGGCTTCGGCGGGGATAGGGATGCCCGAATCAACTCTTAACATACCAGCAAGTCTACTGCTGACAATTCCTTGCCGTCCAGCCTTTGAAGCCACTTTAGTTAGACTTTTTTAGGGTCAACACATTTTTCTTTTTCAAAAAATCATCCCGCGCGCGCACCCCAGAGAAATTACACCTATTGACCCCCTGTAATGTACCGTGTAGCTATAACTCACTGATCTACAACACTTCTTACACCATTACGTCTATTACGCCATTTTTTGAAAAAATAAAAACAAAAACATAGTAGACCCCTCTGGAGTCCTACTACTGTGCGTTTTTGGCGCTTTTTGGCCATCAGCCGGTCATTTGCTGTCCCGTGGTCCGTGATCCATGTTGCATCAAAACAACACCCCTACCCAAGACCCAACAACTTAACCCCTTGATTCTTAACAAGTTAATTTAGTTGACTCGTTGACTAGTCTATGAGATAATATGTTGTCGGCCCTTCACGGTGCCGGCGTTCTTTAACAACCAGAAAGGAGAAAGTTATGGCAAAGACCAAAGCTGCCCCGCGTGAGTGTACGGTGCCTGGGGAGTTCATTCTTCGGATCTACTGGAAGAAGGGTGCTCCAGTCGGCCGGTACAAACCGGAGTCTCGGATCTGTTTCGGCCTGATGTATTTCACGGTCGAGAAGGACGCAGACAAGTTCGCCAAGCTCGTTGAAAAGGCGGGCGATACGTACAACGGGGGCTGGTACCACGGGGCGCCCTGTGGTCGGGACAACAGCTTCGACCATACGGACCAGGAGGGGGTTCGTTGGTACGCGGTCACCACGGCGTGATCCGAGGGCCCCGGGGAGTGATCCCCGGGGCCTTTTGCTTTGTAAAAACCCCCGGGCCTCATCGACCCGGGGTCCGCGGCAAAGGGGTTGGAGTGCTGGAAAAGCGCCGCGACAAACTTACTGGACCCCCGCGCCCATGGCCTTCTTGAAGTCTCCTTCAAGCATACGGGCCGCGGTGCGGACGGTCATGATCTCGCCGAATTCGATTTCGGAGATATCGACCTCGAGGGGGCCGGGGACGAGTCCAGGAACGACGACCACGGGCCCGACGAGCCCGTAGCGTGTGCCGTTGATCGTGAGGGTGATCATCTGCACGAGTGGGGCGCGGTCCGGTTCCTCGAGGCTTAGGTCGTCCATGTCGTTCATTCCCTCATGTTGCGCCCGGACTCGTACCAATGCAAATCGAGCAAGAGCCGCTCGATATGCGTGGTGAGCCCGTCGCGTTCCTGTTTGAGCCCTTTGACTTCCTCTGCGAGGGACTCGAGGAGGACGTTTTGGACTTCGATGCGTCGGCGCAGGGCGAAGACATACTCCCGGAGCTGGAGGTCGTGGATCGGGATGGGCGGGTCGTCGGTCGAGTTGATCGCAGGGACTAGCATGTTGCGGTCTCCCTCTCGTAGTAGCCTTCTTGGTTCAAGATGGCGCGTACCATGCTCTCAGCGGCGAGGGCGTCCTCGACCAGAGGACGCAGGGCCTTGGTCCGTGGCTCGTGGTTATAGCCCCCTGTGAGCTCGAGCGTGAGCCCTTGGAGCGCCATGTTGGCCTCGTGAAGCGCGAGGAGTGTGTCTTTGCGGTTCATGTCTTCTTGATCCCCTGTGCTAGAGCGAAAAACTTTTCCAATTTTTGCACTGTGATTTCCGTGCTGCTCATTCCGAATACGATCCCGGCTTTCTCGGCAAGTTTGATCACGTTATATAACTCGCCGCCTTCCAGTGAACGGGCGCACTCTTCGCAGTGTGTTTTCTTGCGTAGCCGTGGGTAGAGGTTGCAGTAGTCACAAGTCAGTTCCTTGTCCATCCACTGCCAGCCAAAACATATCCGCATCATGGCGCGGTGGAATGCGTGGGGTTTTCGGGTTACTCCAAACTGCTGGACACCCTCCGCCCCCGGCAGTAGCCAACGGCCTAGTTCTTTCTTCTGATGCACAGATGTCATTTGCTTTCTCCCCTCGCACGGATGGTGTCGGCGCAAACTCCTACAGCCCTCGCCTCGCGTGGATGCCATTGCGTCAGTTTTTCAACTTCCGAATCGCACACCTTCGCACACGCCTCGCGCTCGGCTGCGGTAACGAGTTCTGCAAACTTTTCTAACTGTTCCTGAGTAATAGTCCATACCTGCGTGTTGCTTGCGGTAATGGCTACGTTCAGAAGCATGTTTATGTGGTCGCGGGTCATGGCTTGTCCTCCTCTATCTGTTTCGGTGCTTTCGCGCCACATACTGGACAGTAATTCACTTGGCTTCCGTGCTGGGCTCTGGTTAGGATGGCCATTACCGGACCCTCCCCCGTATCCTATCGGATACAAGCTTGGCGTAGCCGGCGATGTCGTCCCACGAATCGGCCTTGTTGGGGTTGCCGTTGACGATGCGGGACATCTTGGTCGCGATCATCTCGAGGGCTTCCCATTGGTCGTCGGTGAACGTGCGGCCGTGATCTTCGGCATGCTCGGCCATGGCGCGCTTCAATGCCTGGGCAAGCCGGGCGTTGTCCGCGAACGTGCCGTAGTCACTCGCGCGGGTGTCGAGGATGCCATCGAGGCCCGTGGTCCGTGAGTCTCGATCCCCGAACAGCGTATCCACTTCGTCGTTCGTGAGAAGTGGCTTATCCATCTGCTCACGCCACGTGGGCGCGGCGACTTCAGCGTTCCCTGCGGCCTTCTCGCGAAGCTTGTAGGCGTAGGGGATGGAGATCCCGAAACGCTTGGCGACGCCGCTGACCTTGGCGCCAGGGCTGTCGTGGAACCAGTTGATGGCGCGTTGAGCGGCGCCCGACTTCTTGAGTTTTTTACTGGAGGGCATTGAGGGTCTCCTTCTGTTGATAGAGGTGAGCGACGCAAGAAGGCGGGAAAGCCGCCTCTTGTGAGTCGTAGGCACAGGCTGCGGCGATCGGGTCGGAGGCGCTGTTGATGTACTCTGTTCTCAGATGCAAGTCGTACACGCAGTACGCAAAAACACTGAGAAGAATAGAGCCAAGCACGCCGCAGACAGCAACAAAAAACTTTGTATCACTTTCCATTTCAATCTCCTTTCTAGGCTTTCTAACGATTAAAAGTATTCTCTTCCGCCCCTCGAGCATCTCCAATTGGGTCTTGGAACATGCGGGTCGATGGGCCTGCGCCTATTGCGCAGAAACCAAGTTATACCCATGACTAGGCTAAAAAACAAGACTAAACCTAATCCAGACATGATGATCTCCTTCATGCTTTCTTCTTTCTCCTCACCCTTATAACCCGCCTTTCCTCGAAGTGCAAGATCCGGTGGCAATTCGCGCAGAGGGGGATGCACTTCTCCTCCGCCTCCTTAATGGCCTCCTTGAGGTTGTTTTGCTTGAGGATGAGATCGTTCACGGAACGCTTGTTATGGCGGATCACGTGGTGGAAGTCGATCACCGCGGGATGGGAGAAACCGCAGTGCGAACAGGACTGTTTGGATCGGTAGTCGAGCCACGCCTTCTTGACCGAGGCGCGGCGGGTGCCGCTTTGTTTGATGACTTGCTGGGCGTTCTTCAAATACCAGCGACGCGAGTACTCGCGCTGGCGTGCCGCTCGGACCTTGGCGTCCTTGAACGGCACTAGAGCCGTCGTTTCCAGTAGAGGGCTCGTGCAAAGGAGTAGGGGATGGCGGGCTCGTAGAGCCGAAAGCCACAGGTGATGAGGTTATTGGCGCTTGGGACGTTATCCGTGGTGTCTGAAACCGCCCAGTTATACCCCTGCCGCTTGGCCCAGAGCAGCCGCGCGCGGATCAGACGGCGTTGGATGCCGCCCCCTCGAGCAAGTGGCGTGACGCCGCAGCGGCCGAGGTAGACCCCATCGGGGATTTGTTGGGAAGGAGACAGACACGCGAACGCGACCGGCGTGCGGCGGTGGTAAGCGATCCACCAGACCCCCTCTTCCGGGAAGTACAAAGCATCGTGCGGCAGACAAGCCCGTTGCAGCTCGATGAGTGTCTCTTCGACTTCCGGGTTCGAAGGATCGACCTTTTCACAGACGACCTTCATAGGCCGCCAGTGTACGGAAGATCCGTGCTATTTCAACGACGCGCCGTAATACTTTAAGACTGTTTCAAAGCAGAACAAATGGCCTTCCAGGGTCTTGATGTCGAGTTCCTTGTCGAGCTCGAAGATCGCCGTGCCCTTGCCCTTCTTGCGGGCGGCGAGGTCCGTGGTCAGCGATTCGTGCATCCTGACGAGTTCCGCGACGACGATCTGATCGAGAAGGTCGGTGGGGAGTTCCAGGGTGATGGACTCTGGTTTGGGTTGTTTGTCGAGGAAGCGCTTGGCGGCTTTCTTGCCGAGTGTGCGTTCGAGTACGGCTTTGCGGCTCATGTTAACCCCCGATAGTCGATCGGTAACTTTTCGCTTCTTCATCTTTTGGACTTCCGGTCGGGCGGCGCTATTTTCCACCCTTGCGGCATCTGTCGAAAGCCTACCGCATGAAGCGCCTCGACTGAGCGGCAAGCCCCGTCAACGCGCTTGTGGCTGCGAAAACTTTCGGGCGTGGCAAAGACTTGTTTGCATTCGGCGCAGCGGCGGATCTTGGGAACGGTCATGACCCGCGGGCCTCGAGCATTGTATCGGCCATCTCGTAGGCTTCATCGGCAAGCACTTTCGCGGAGTACATCCCGCGAGAAGAGGCCAACAGCCCTAAGAGCGCCTGTGCCGCGAAGTAGTCGCGTAGCGTGAGACCCCCTCGGATCCGAGCATCGCCTTCGTCGTTCACTACCCGATCGGGGAATACCTGGCTCATTCGAAGTCTCCGTCGTCTTCTACAGTAAATTCATCGATGATCTGATCCTCGAGCAAGATTCGCTGAGATTCACTCAGTACCTTGAGTATGTTTACGCGAGAGACTTTGCCGTCTGGCTTCTCGAGCGATACATAAGCGGCTTGGATATCGACCATCGGGGGCAGCGTAACGCCGTTGACGTCCATGGGCGCAAGTACCTCAAAAGTGAGTTCGACGTCTAGGCTTAGTTGTGTCCGATGTTTCACTTTCTTTCTTCCTGTTGGCCTCGATGCGGGCGAGGAGCTCCGCTTCCTTGTACGTCTTGTCAAAGAGCTCGTCGATCAACGGGGCGATGATCGATCCCATCCCCGCCTTGTAGAACTTCTGGATCTCTTTGATCTTGTGGTAGGTCTCAAGAGGGATGATGATCGTCTTGAACTTCGATCCCCGACGCTTCTCGGGTGAGTAGCGACCTGGATAGCGGTACTTGCGCTTCCGTCGATTGCGCCAAACGTACTCTTTTAGTTCCGCAAGCTTGGGTTCGGCGGACTTGTCACCGGCCTTAACGCGTTCCGTTAACCGCCTCACGCCAATCCTCGGAAACGTAAAATTAAAATCGTCGTAATTTAAGTTCTTCCACTTAAGCCCCTTGGGCAGCGGCTTCTTCTCTGCAGATGTCTTTGCTTTAGCCATGGGTTCTCCTTTCTTCCGTCTTGACTTTACGCGCTAGATACCCAAAACGCAATTACTTCGCCGCCTCTCCCCATGAAGGACCAACCTCGACGTCAACACGGGAGGGGACTTCGAGGGAGACGGCTTCGGCCATGATCCGTGCGGCTTCCTGCGCCTGTTCTTTGTTCTCGACGCTCACGGCGATTTCATCGTGCACTTGCAAGAGAAGGCGGAAGCCGGCCTTGTTGAGCGCGACCATCGCGGCCTTGGTCTGATCCGCGGCCGAGCCTTGAATGAGGCGATTAAGACCTTTGTACGTCATCGCACGCTTGATCCGTGGTCCGTATTCAATGACGGCTTGTTCGCGCGGCAGCGCCTTGTTGATGCCGTACTCCACGGGTTCCCAGAGCGGGAAGCGGCATTTGCGGCCCAGCAGCGTACGGATCGAGCCGCCCGAGGCGGGGTGTTCGATGCGCTTCATCACGGCGTTGACCGTGCCCTTGAGGAACGGGACGTTCATGTGGAAGCTTTGGATGAGCTCCGCGGCTTCATCGAGCGGCAGATCGAGCGAGTTGGCAAGCTTCTGCTTGCCCATCCCGTACATCAATCCGAGTCCGATGGTCTTTGCGGCTTTGCGCTGGATCCCCGCCATATCTGCCACCATTTGGTGGAAGTCGGTGTCTGGGCTGCTGCGATATGCTTCCGCCATGCGCTCCGCTCCTGGTAGATCGAGGAGGGTAGCGTAGTGGACGAGAAGCCGAGGCTCCTGTGAGCTGAAGTCGTTTGCTGCCCAAAGTTGTCCTTCTTCGGGGAAGAAAAGCGAGCGAACCATCGGGCCGATAATTTCATGACGCGCGGGTACCTGTTGTAGGTTAGGGTTGTTCATCGAGAGACGCCCGGTAACGGTACCACCGTCTTCGGATCGCATCTGGTTGATGTGCGGGTGGATGCGCCCATCGGCGGCGCTGTGGTTCATGTAAGGCTCGAGGAATGTGCCGTGGGTCTTGTTGAACTCACGTGCTTCGATGATGAGCTTGGCGATCTCGTGCGGATGGCCATCGAGGAACGTCTTGGTGAAGCTTGGCAAGCCAGTCGTCGTCTTGGGGTAAAGAATCCCGAGTTTGTCGAAGGCCTTGGCGATGCTCGCCGCGGCCCAGATGTCGACCTTCTCGCCGGAGAGGGCTTTGATCTGCTTAATGTGCTCGGCTTCCTTGCGCTTGAAGTCGGCGATGAGTTGCTCGCACTTGTCGCGGTTGAAGCGGATGCCTTGGAACGTGAGGTTGATCAGCACCGGCAGCAGCTCGGTCTCGAGCGTGAAGATCGACTCGACTTCTTCTTTCTTGATAAGCGTCTTGAGGTGATGCCAAAGCTTGAGCGTGAGCGCCGCGTCCTGTTCAGCGTACTCGCCGACATACATCGCGGGAAGCTTCCAAAGCTCTTTCTTGGCGTGCACGCCGAAGTCGGAGGCGGCGTCCTTCAGCCCCTGCTCTGACTTGACCTCTTTGAGGTAATCGAAGCCGAGGCTGTTGAGGGCGTAGCTGAAGCGGTTCTCGTCGATGAGAGGCGCCGCGAGCATGGTGTCGTAGACTGTGCCGTTGACCATGAAGCCCGAAGCTCGCAGCCAGCCAAGATCGTACGCGGCGTTGTGCATGATCTTGTCGCACGGCAACTCGAGGACTTTCTTCATCCATCGATTAACGATGCGCTCATCGAGGTTGCCGCCGCCCTGGTGGGCGATCGGGAAGTAGCCCTTCCATCCGTCTACCGCGACGGCGTACCCGACGATGAATCCGTCCTTCCGGGGCCATCCTGGCCCCATCGACTCCATGTGGGGGTCACACGTTTCAAGGTCGATCGCAATCTCCGTTGCGGCGGAAAGATCGGGAAAGTTGGCGGGCGGCACCCACTCCGAGGGCCGCTGAAACATAGGCATGGTGCTCAAAGTCGAAACCCCTTGTAAGAATTCTTGGGTAAAACAAAATGCAAAGACTGCTTGGCGCGGGTAATGCCGACGTAGAGCAGCCGGTTGATGTCATCGGAGTTCTTGTCGTACTCCTGCGCGAACTTGGTCGAAAGGTCGCCGATGAGGAGGACGTTGTCCGCCTCGCCGCCCTTAGCGCCGTGAATCGTGGACAGTTTGATCGGCACCTTGCCGGTGACCTTCACGCCACGGCGCAGGAGCGCGATGAGGTAGTTGCGCTTGTCTTCGGCGATCTTGGTCAGCGCCTCGTGCCAGATGGCATCGGTCTGTAGGCCGTGGTCCTTGGTCAGCGAGGCATGGGTATACATAGCTTCTACGCTCGCCGTCTTCAGCCCCTTGTGGCCACGCTTGACGGCGCTGGGATCGAGGAACTTGTAGATGGTTTTGACTGTCTCAAAGGGGATTTCACCGCCCTTGCGCAGGCGCTCCCAGCCGGTGACGGCATGGAGGACGGACTCGGGGATGCTCCGTTGTCCGTGACGCTCGAAGAGCAGCCCTTGGGATTTGATCCACTCGTGCATCTCGGTGAGCATGTAGTTCGCTGCGGCGAGCACTAGCCACTCGCCTTGGGTGATGTCTACGTGATGGAAGTCGTTGTAGTAGACGATCGCGCCGCCTTCGGTGCGAGGCTTCCAGACCTTGGGCTGACGCTTGCGGATGCGATTGACGACTTGATCGGCGAGCGCGTGGATCTTGGAGGGGACGCGGTAGGATTGCTCGAGGACGCGGATCTCCCCGCCAAGAGTGAGAAAGGAGTCAACGTCCGCACCGGCCCATGTGTAGACTGCTTGATCGTCGTCGCCGGCGATGTAGGTGCGCTCGGCGCGTTCGATAAGTTCTTTAACGAGACGCCACTGTAATTGCGATAAATCCTGAGCTTCGTCAATAATTAATGTTTTTAATGACGGAAGTCTGTCAGGTTCGTCTAGAACTTTCTCTAACAAGTCCGTGAAGTCCAGGAGCCCGCGTGAGGCTTTGTAATGTCTGTAGGCCCGATCAACATATTCGAAGTGATGCCACTCGATCGTCATCCGGCTCTCGTTGTAATGTTGGCGAAGATCCTTGCCCTTGATCCGCGCGATGTTGACCTCGTTCAGGATGGGGTGATCCGCCTTGACGGCAAACTCCTCTTCACCCTGCTCAACGCCCAGCTCAATCCCCGCCTCTTTAGCGAACTCTGCGTAGTGCTCGGGGCCCATCATGTCCTTGCTGGTGATGCCGAGACATCGGTAGGCGAGCGAGTGCAGGGTACGGAACCACGGGAAGTCTAGGTCGGGGTTCAGAGCCGGGAACTTCTGAATCGCGCGGTCACGGGCTTCGGTTGCCGCCTTGCGGGTGAACGCAAAGTAGCCGATCTGCGTCGGATGGACGTCCGCCGCGAGTTCGTTTTGTACCACCGAGAGCAGATAGGTCGTCTTGCCTGCGCCCGGAGGGCCGAATACCTTTTCGACGCTCATGGTTCGAGGGGCGGGGCTGGGTAGTAGGGGGCGATGTGGATCGCGAACTGCTCAGGCTGTTCGGCTTGCTTCTCCTGCGCGTCGCGGTAGTCATCAAACACGCCGACGATTGAGACCGGGCGATCGGGCTTGATCCAATAGACCACGAACACCATACGTTGGTGATGGTTCATTAGAATGGACTCCTGCCTTTCTTCTGTTCCGGGGTCTCGAACGGCGAATCCTGTCGCTCGAAGCGTGGGATGCGCCAACACCGTGTTGCGCGGTTCTTGAGGAAGAGGCTAATCGGCTCGCCGCCGATGTCGCGCATGCGCTGTGCCATTTTTGGCAGAGTCATGCCCTTGAAGTTGTTGCGCGTGAGGTGTGCCTCGAGGTCCTTCATGCGGAAATATGTGCGGCCTTCCTCGTCGTTGGTCCACGGCCGGCCGAGCAGAATCTCGTCCCGATCGAGGGCCTGCTGCAAGTGTGTGCAGAACTCCTCGAGGAGGTCGTTGAAGCGGCCCGTGACGGTGGTGTCTTCACTCGCGACCGTGATCTGCTCCGTCTCAACCATCTCGGTGAGCAGTGCGTTCAGGAGCTGTTCCCAGTCGGGCTTCTTCACCGCCGGGGGCAACAGGTTGAGCTTCTCGACGCAAGACTTCTGGAAGGCCATCTGGTTGAACAGGCTCTCAGTGTCAAGCTCGATGCGCTTGCCGTTGACGTCGAGAAACCAAAGTGGCGGTTCGCTCGCGTACTTCGAGAGCGCAGAGAGCTGCGGGGAGTCTGGCCCGTGGGCCCCGATCCCAAACTTGCGAGTCCTGCACAGGCCGCTATTGCAGAAGCTATTGAGCGGCGCGTCCTTGCACTTGTACCGATACTCCTTCTTGTTGATCTGCTTGATCAACATCTGCACTTCGTTGTTCGGAAGCGGAGGGCTCACGTACTTGTAGTTGTACTCGACGATCAGGTTGTCCCACGTCGCCGGGTGCGCGCGCTTCAGGTAGAGGCCGATGTTGAACAGCGCATTGTTCCGTGTGCCTTCGGGCACGCCTTGTGCGCAGATAGCCTGTAGGCATGGAGGACCATCCTTAACGGGGGCGTCGGGGGCCTTTGGCTCTTCGGGGAACTTGAGCGCCTTGTCCTGCACGAACTGGTCGTACAGGGCGTAGAACTCTTCCATCGTCGCGGCTTTGCCATCATCTTTGAAGGCATACCGCATCGTGTCGTCGCCGCCGAAGTACGGCAAGTTCAGGAAGTTGCCGGTATCGCCTCGCTCGACGAGGATCTCGGCTTGCTTCGGGAAGATCTCGCGACCGGCTTCACCAAGAAGCGCCGCGGAGGCTTTCAGATACCGCTGCATCTCGGCAGCGGGGATCGGTTCTTTGACGAACAGGAATACGTGTGCGCCGCCTGACTTGCTGCGGCACACGACAAGGGGCAGCTCGAGGCTACGAATCTTTTTGATCAACCCCGCGTGATCGAGAGGATACTGATCAATATCAATACATCCCCAGATGCAGGAGTTATCGGCACGAATGGGGATGATGCCCAGCGACGGCTCAACGCCCTCGATGTGCTTCTGCCAAAGATCATCAGTCGGCGGCTTGCGGACGACAACGGCTTTACCGGCTTGCTTGCCATTACCTTTGTCGCCTTCGATCTTGTACGTCCCATAGGCAATATCCAAGCCCGAAAAGATTGCCTTGAAACGTGAAATATCGGTCATTTCTGCTTTCTCGAAAGATGGGGCCTACTTGCAACATGTAAGTGGGGGAAAATATTGCTTTCGGCCCCGGGAAACATCAGAACGGTGTGGCGCCAGAGGCTCCTTCACCGTCGCTATCGTGCTTGGTCTTCACCGCACCGGATGACACCGATGCCGCAAAGCTCTTACAAATAGCGTAAATGCTCTCGTCTTCGACAGTACCGATACGCTCGACTTCCCAGCCGAACCACTTGCCCTTGTCGTTTGACTCAGGCTGCGTGGAAAGCCGATACATCTGACTGTACATCGGGGGCGTGAACAGGCCGTTCTTACCCTGGAGCTTAACCGCTTGCATCATGCTGTTCCACTTGCGGCTCTTCTTGAGCTGTGTGGACTTCATCACGACAAGGGCCGGCGCGGGGGTGCCGTCTTCGCCGATGACCATGATGTAGTGGTTGGCCGTGTTTTCGATGTAGTTACCGTTGTCCAAGTAATCCTTGTTGTCACCGGGTTCCCGATGAGTCTTGGACAGGATGTCACTGGTTGCCGGGTAGATGTGAATGGGCGCGCCAGATCCACTGCCCCGCGGAGCCCACTCAATGTACTGACGCACGTAGGCGCACGGAACAACCGTGATGCCCTTCTTGCCGTCATAGAGTTGGTTCGTAACGGAGTTCAGGATCATGCCGGGCAGCGCTCCGTCGAGCTCACCGACTTCGGGCGAAGTATTGGTGAGCAAGCGCAGGAACGGCAGGGCGAAATCGTCCTGATTCATTCCCGCAAAGCTGCTACCGGCATCCTCCTCAAAAGCCGAGGCAATTGCCAAGGCGGTCGAGGCTTGGGATTTTTCTGCAAGTGCTGTTTTAGCCATGGTTCGTGGTCCTTTATGATTTGATCGAGGCCTTTTTACCGATGTACGCGCCGAAGAGTTCCATTGGGAACTGCTCGCCGCGTGTCACCCGCTCCTTGACCCAGGCCTTGAGGGTCGAAGGTTCTACTTTCTCGGACTGCTCGACAGGGAAACCCTGCTGACCAAGCATCCCGAGGAGACGGTTGCACAGCTCGTCCTCGCCGCGCCCGAAGCGCACGCTGACGGTGTTCTTGATGATGTCGTCAAAGCCGTGGTCCCTGAGCCATTGGAAGGCCTCAGCGCGTCGGGCTTCAGTGATCGAGGCGCTGTAGAAGGGCTTCACCTCGATCGAGCTGCCGTCTTCCATACGGAAGGACGACATTCCGAGCTCGGCCAGCGCTTCCGGGATCGTCTCCTCGGTCAGCTTGCGGTATTGCTCTTTGTGCCCTTTGAGGATGTCTTCCGCGTCGTCAATCTGCTTTTCCAGTGACTTGGCGCGACGGGCAAGGGCAGCTATTCCGGTGATCTGATCGTCATTGACGCGCAGCGCATCGGCTTCGTTCTCAAATAAACTCGTTAGGCTCATTGGATTCTCCTTTCTTGAAAAGATCAACCTCAAGGGGAATATAGCGGCGTTCCCGCTTATCCCACTTCAGGCACTTGAAGCGTCCATTGTTTTTGAACGCCGCCACCGCGCAACAGATACCTATTGCGGATGGATCCCCGATCAACAACAAATAGTCGTCATCGGTGAATTTGTCCAGCTTACGCTGGATTCGCCATACCGTTGGTACGACGGAAAACGCAATCTGCGCATTGGGCGGCAGAATGGTCTCGATTTGGCCGTAATCCAAAGCACTTGCGATATTGTGCTGCAAGGTCTCGGAAACGACATACACTTTAGGCACGGGACAGTTCTCCTTTCTCAAGTTCTGGGACTAGTGTAGACCTC